ATGATTGGCAAGTGGAAGAACCCACGCCACTCACGGCCCGACCGCCTCCCATACCAAACGATGACGATAGACGAGATCCGGGCATTGCCTGTCCCGGATCTGGCCGCCGACAATTGCCATTTGTGGCTCTGGTGTACTGTCCGCTCCTTGCCGGACGGCTTCGACCTCGTGGACCACTGGGGCTTTCGCTTCCACAACATGGTGACCTGGGTAAAGCCCTCTGGAATGGGGCCGTATTTCATCAACCGCACACAACCCATCTTGTTCGCCTACCGTGGCAAGCTCGACATGCGGCAGCGGTTCAAGCCGAACGTCCTTTTTGCCAATCCGGGCAAGCACTCCACCAAGCCGGAATGCTCCTACGAACTCATCGAACAAGTCAGCCACGAGCCACGGGTCGAGCTATTCGCCCGGCGGCCACGAGACGGGTGGACTTGCCTGGGTGACGGCATCGACGGCATGGACATTACCCAGGCCATGAGACAACTATCTCCCAACCCGGATGACGACGAGCCTACTGCGCACGGCGAGCGGTTGACGACATCCCCGATACCTGCCGATTGAACCCACCAACGACGCAACTGCACGGACCAACAAGGCAACAGCGGTGATTAACGAAACTGACATCGTTTCTCCTTCGGAAAAATCCCCACCCATTTATACTCACGAGGGATTCCCGCCAAAGCCCACTCTTTTAAGGCATGAAGCCAACCACCCTGAACGCATCCAATCAAGTCTTGGCTGTCCTGCGCCAATCGACCATTGACCAAGACGGCATCCAACTCCCGTACAAGCTCGACCGCAAAGACTACGTGGCCGTGAACAAGTTCCTTGAAACGGCCGGGGCCAGTTGGAACCGCAAGGCCGGCAAGCACGTGTTCGGCCCGACCAGCAAGTCGAAGCTAGACGAACTCCTGAACACTGGCAAAGTGGTCGATGAAAAGAAGACGTTCAATGCTTTCTTCACGCCGACAGCCGTAGCTGAACGACTGGCCGATCTCGCCGAAGTGAATGCCGGACATTCCTGCCTTGAACCGTCCGCCGGTCAAGGAGCCATCGCCAATGTCCTGCGCCAACGTGGTTGCCAAGTTCAGTGTGTCGAACTGAATTCGGAGTCCGTCAAGGAACTGAAGCGGCTTGACTTCCCGACCGTTCAGGCCGACTTCCTGACTTACGACACGTCGAACCGATATGACCGAATCATCATGAACCCGCCCTTCGCCCAGGACCAGGACGTGAAGCACGTGACCCACGCTCTGAAGTTCTTGAAGCCCGGTGGGAAGCTCGTGAGCATCATGGCGAAGGGATGGACGTTCGGCACGAACAAGGCTCGTGTTGCCTTCCGCCAGTTGATGGAAGACATGGGTGGCGAAGTCCTGACCGAACTTCCGAGCGGCACGTTCAAGGAGGCCGGCACCAGGATCGCCACGGTAGTCGTGGGGATCACGAAGAACTGACGGCCGGTCCCTTTATACCCTTGTGTACGTCAAACCCGAACAACTGAACGAAGCAGTCACGGCAAGCCAGAAGGCAGGCCGGGTCACTGACGAGTTCGCTTGCATTCTGATGAAGATTGTTCGGGGCGTGTGCCAAGAGTATCGGACTGACCCGTCGGACATCCACGGCGAAACATTCCTTTGCGTGGCCCGGAACCTTGACCGGATCGACACGAGCCAGAATGTCTTCAACTTTTTGACGGCCACCGTCGTGAACGCCATTCGGAACCTACGGCGAATGGACCGGACTCAGGAGAACTTGGCGAAGGAACTAGGCCGTCGCATGAGCCCGCCCTGAAAAATCGTCGGCCACGTATCTACTTACAAGGCAGCGGCGGGAACATTTTTCTCCACGATGTTCCGTGTTCTCGTCGCTGCCGTATGGAGCCTCATGACCCACGACCGCCTCGATCAGCTAGACGACTACATTTGCAAGATCGGTGACGCCCTTTTCCAGAGGGCGGAAGACGAGGGCCGGGAAGAGTTCGACCAGTTCACGGCCGAAGAAAAAGCCGAGGCCGCACTCCTGAAAGACTTGTACAAGCTCGTGCTTGTCGCCAAGGCCAGAGTCAGACGAAACACTTTCACGCCCGACAAGGCACTCGGACCGGTTAGCTAGAACCGGCTCCCCGCCTCAAGTATCTGAAGGTGGCGTTCCTGACGTTCCTTCTCCTGTTGCTCCCGCTCTTGTTCGGCGGTCAGGATAACGGGCTCCGGCTCGTGGCTGTCGTATCGCTGCGCCGTCAGAGCGGCGGCCGACAAGCAGTCAACTTGATCGTCATGGGCCGCCGTCGGGAAGCTCATCAGTTCGCTTTCCAAGTCCGCCACCCACCCCTTATCGGTCGGGAACCACACACGGCCGTCCTCCATCATCACCTGGGCCGCAATGGATCTGATTTCCTTGCTTCCGTGGTCCTTGGCCCGGAACGGTCGGACCATGACATCCTTTTCCCGCAACTGGTCCTGAACGAACTTACCGGTGAACTCGGACTCCACCACCATGAACTGGGGCTTATACTCGTTCTGAATCTCCACGAGCCGTGGAATGATTTGGGTTCCGTCAAGACGAGCCCGCAACTGATGGACCAGGATCAAGTGACCCCGCCAGCAATCCCACACTTGGCAGACAGTCCAGTCGGCAGAGTCCGAGACAGATACAGCCAGGTCTACCGTGGCGAACCGCCAACAGTCCGACGCCCGAACCGTCTTGTCGCCAAGCCGATAGGACACCTGAACGGCATCTTCGACAACTTGCTCTTGTGTGCTGTACTGCTTGAACCATTCCGGCCGGAACAGATTGCCTTCTTGTGGCCGGGGATCTTGCAAGAACACCGCCGCATATTCGGCTCTGTACTTCTTGCGCTCCCCTTTCAAGACCTCATGTCCGTATGCTTCTGGCCACAGAAGCTCACCTTCCGCTCGTGTGTCCTTCCATCCAAGAGAGTTGACCGGCAGGGAACGAGCTTCCTCGGGCAAGATGAGATAGCAATACTCGTCGCCAAGGGTTTCTTGCACTCGTGCGAAAACGTCCTGGTCCGAAATCCGATGGCCGGCAAGGACTACACGGTCCTCACCAAGCCGGACAAGTCGAGCCAACAACGTCCGAAGGAAGTAGTCCGACGCCTCATCCAAGGCCGCTCGGGAGCTACGCTCGGCGAAGTCAATCAAATCATCGGCGATGATGAGATCGGCATCGAACCCGGCTGTACGTGCCGTGGTCGAAGTGCTGAACCGTTCGCCGTTGGCAGTGTTCTTGTACTTGTCCTGCCTGTTTTCATCCGGTGCCAAGCGAACGTGCGGGAAGCATGATTTGAAAAGCTCGGATTCCAGAACCCGACGTGATCGGACGGCATCCCGTACAGTCAACGTCTGTGAATACGTGGCCGACATGACCCGCCATTGCGGTTGGCGAATCCAACACCACACCGGGAAAAGCACCGAACACAGAAGTGACTTGGCATGACGGGGCGCAACCTGAATTGCAAGCCGTCGAATGTCCCCCTGGGCGAGTGCTTGTAAGTGTTCGCAGATTGCATCGACGTGGTAGGACGGCTGGAAAGGATCTGGTGAAGCAAGATGCCAAAATCGTTCGACAAACTTCCTGAACTTCGTCTTGGTCAGGGCGGCCAGTAATCCGAGTTCACGCTGATTCAATCGCCCTCACATTGACCGGCTCCACGTCAATAATGTGCGGGGTCGTCTTGTTCAGAATCTTCTCGACCAGAATCATTTCCTCATCGGACAAGTCAACGATGGGGGCGTTCGTCTCTGTGGTCACGTCCAACTGAACCGGTGCCACGGGCTTGCCCCACGTCCGGGAGAACACCATTTCGATAGCTTCAAGCCGGTCCTCGATCTTGTCGGCGGTCAATGCAATGCGGTGAAGCTCGACCATGATGTCATTGAATTTTTCGCTGTCCCAAAAAGTGACCCATTCACGCTTCAGTCGGTAGAGGTCTTTGGAAAGGCCCAGGTTCCCCTGGGAAACCTTGTTTCCGACAAGGAACCGGCCACGCTCGTCTCTGTCAGGCATGACGTTATCTAGCCGGCACTGCTACATATCGTGTGTTCACGAAACTCAAGAATGCCCTGGCCTCGCTCTGGCGGCCGATGGGAAGCAGTCACTCACAGACCATTTCCACCTACGGCAGCAAGTGGAACAGAGAAGCCCCGACCACCCAGGACTTGCTGTTGGCGATGGAGGACACGGTTTACGCTTGCGTCACCCACATTGCCGACAATGTGGCGAAGCACCTGACCAGGGACGTTTCGCTCTGCGCCGTCATTCCGACAGGCACCACTCCGGCCGTCAAGAGCAAGCGAACCCGGCTCACCAAGTCGTTCAAGCACCTGAACCGCAAGGGCGATCCCCACGAAATCCTTGACCACCCGTTCCTTGAACTGATGGAGCGGCCGAACGATGTTCAGTCATGGAGCCAGTTGATTCAGATCACACAGACCATTCTTGACTTGTGTGGCACGGCCTATTGGTACAAGGTTCGACATGCTGGCCGGGTCGAGGCCGTGGTCCTCCTGCCGACGCAGAACATCAGAGTCGAATACACGGACGCTGGCTTCATTGACTACTTCCAGAACGGCTTCGCCAAGGATGCGCCGGCGATCCCACCGTCTGACATGCTCGTGTTCAAGAGCGTAAACCCCTTCGACCCGTACAACGTGGCGGGCGTGTCGCCGGTCGCCAGTGTGTGGCAACAGCTACTTCTGTTGCGGGAAGAAACCGACACGTGGCACGCCATTCTCAAGAACACTGCTTTCCCGTCTTTGCTCATCACGCCACTAGAGGGAGAGAAATGGAGCCCGGCGAACTCGGAACGCATCAGCAAGCAAATGACGAAGCTGTTCCGGCAAGGAGAGTCGAACGGCATCATGACGTATCCCGAACCGGTCAACGCTTCGCCGTTGTCTCGACCACCTCGGGATTTGTCGGCCTTGCAACTTCATGATGAAATCACCACGGCTGTATATCGGGCATTCCATATGCCTCGCCCGATTCTCGACCCGCAAGACAGCAATCTTGCGAGTGCCACGACCGCCAAGCGAACCTACCAAGAGTTCTGCTTGGAACCACGAGTCAACGCCATCGTGGATGTCCTGAACCGTCACCTTGTCGCCGAATATGACGACCGGCTTTTCCTCATGGTCGAAGACGTGGTGGAGAAGGACCAGGAGTTGGAACTTCGGGAACGACAGCAAGAGTATTTGGAAGATGCCGGAGACCTTCAGAACAACGTCATCACGCCCAATGAGCGGCGGGCCAAGCTCGGGTTAGGGCCGAAGCCGTGGGGCGACGAGCCCGTGAACAAGGCCCAGGGCGATCCCTTCGCCGGACTTCTGAACACACCACGGGACCACGAGCAAGGGGAGCCACAACCGAAACAGGACTCGCAAGAAGCCAAGGCCCTGACCGCCACCAAGAAGTGGAAGCGGTCGTACAAGTCCGTCGGGAACAAAGAAGAGGTTCTTCTGGCGCAAGAGCTACGGGCCATCTTCACCATGATGGAACAGTTCTACCTGACACAGACCGAACTGCCGAATCACAAGTCCATCCCGGACATCGACGTGAAGGCATTCGTGGCCCTGGACGATTGGACCGGCGAGATTGTCGAACGTGTGTCTCCGATTCTGCGAATCGTCTACGAACGCTCGGGTCAACGGCTCCTGAACGGCCTGGGCGTGGATACCGTCCTCCCGATCCCCAAACTGAACGAAGCCATGAACCAAGCGGTTCTGGCGTTCGCCCAAAGCACGATGGACACCACGAGCAAGCTCGTGGATGATGCCATTGAACAGACACGTGAACAACTCCGGCAAGGGATGTCGGAAGGTGAAGCGAACAAGCAACTGACCGGCAGAATCATGGATGTCTTTGAGAACATGCGGTCCGAGCGTGCCAACCTCATCGCATGGACGGAAAGTTCACGGGCTCGTCACACCGGCGAAATCATTGCGGCCAAGGAGACGGGATTGAACATCAAAAAGAAATGGTTGGCAGGATCGCCGAACGTGTGTGACCACTGCAAAGGACTGAATGGTCAGACTCGTGACCTGGATGAACCGTTCGCACACACCGAGCCGGGGCCATATGGCACGGTGGATGCGCCACCGTTCCACCCGCATTGTTTTTGCACTTTGCAATATGTGACGGACTAAATAGGAGCATGAACAAAGACCTCATTGCCAAGTATGCCAAGGATGGCAAGCCACTTCGCCGAAGCACATTGCCGGTTACGACAGAGATTGACCAGGAGAGTCGAACGGCCGTTCACAAAATCACCACGGCCGTGATGGACCGGGACAATGAACTCATCTATCCCGAGTCATTCATCCTTGACCAGTACCAACTGAATCCCGTGGTCTTGTTCAACCATGAACTGAACAACCCCGTGGGCAAAGCTCTGTGGATTAAGACACAAGGCAACTCCCTTGTGATGAAAACGAAGTATCCCAAACGGCCCGACTCACTTCACCCTTCCGAGTCCTTCGAACCTGACCGTGTGTTCGCCCTTATTTCGTGTGACCCGCCGATTCTTGCCGGGGCTTCGTGCGGGTTCATCCCCCTTGAATGGCGTGAGCCCACTCAAGACGAGCGGGCCAAATTCGCTGGCGTTGAACGTGTGGTTGAAAAGGCCATGTTGTTAGAGGTCAGTATGGTGGCGGTCCCATCGAACCCGGAAACCCTTTTGCAAGCCGTGACCAAGAAACTCATGCCAAAGAAGGCCAAGCCACGGGCCAAGAAGCGGGCCACTCTGCCTTCTGTGACCATCGACCATGAAGCCATTGCTCGCCGGGTAGCAGACCGGCACCTCGGGCGAATCTAAGAACCAAAATCGCAACACTTGCGATTTTGAGCCACCTCCCGCCTACATACGGCAGCTAGTGAACTCGGCTTATCAGACCGAAGAAAGGAGCGACCCATTAGGCAACGGTGCCGGAGATCGGGCGCATCCCAGGTCGGAGATATTGAGGGCTCACACAATGCAGTGTGATTTAGATGGCAGTTATTGCAGTCGTATTGGACAAGCCACTTGGCGAACTTGAGGAAGGTTCCGTTCTCCACGTGGAAGATGAGGCCGGACAAGCCCTCATCAGTGCCGGCCTCGCTCATGAGGCTTCAGAGGACGAAGTAAACGGTGGCGAAGGTGACGAGCCCGAGGCCGACGAAGCCGGAGACGAAGGCGATGAAAGCCCGTCGGCCGACGAAGTTCTGAACCTGGGCAAAAGGGCGGAAGCTGCCGTGGAGAAAGCCACGACATCGGCCGTGGAGAAGATCGTCAAGGCAAACAAGTCCTACAGCCTTCCGTCCGTGAAGGTGAACAAGTCCGCATGGACCGTTGAACAGAACGAACGTAAGGGCGGGTTCCCGACCTTCAAGTCGTTCTTGGATTGTGCCATTGCTGCCAAGTTCAACGACCTGTCAGCAAGCAAGAAGATGGATGACTACATGCGCCTTCGCACAAAGGGCGCAATGAATGTCGGGACATCAACCGCAGGTGGGTCGTTGATCCCCCAACAATGGGCGGATGAGATCTACGCACTTAGCTTCTCAGGTGGCCCAGCGTTTTTGGAAATGATGAGCAAATACGAAATGCAGAATCAGGTAATCAATGTACCTGAATTCAACATCACGGCCGGTAACACTGGTATCACTGCTTCCGTTACCAACGAAAACACGGCCATCACAGACACGACCGCACTCACCAACACTGTCCAGTTGTCGCTGGTCAAGTTGGGTGTATTGGTGAACATCACAGACGAAATGCTCCGGTTCCAGCATTACAACTTGGAAGCCTACATTCGTCAGCACGTACCCGCCAAGCTGCGATTCAAAATCAATGATAGCATCCTGAACGGCACGTCGTCTGGTGTGAACCTGATCGGAAATGCGGCCAAGGTGACGATCACTCGTGGTACGTCCGGCCACATTACCTTCCCTGACATCGTGGCAATGTGGACCTCGTTGTACACAGATTTCCAGAGTGAAAGCTGTTGGATCATCAACCCAACCGCCTACGGCGATTTGATGAAGCTGGCATTCCCGAACGGCTCCGGAACGTATCCAATCTTCCTGCCAACCCCACCGAACTATTCGGGTGGTACTGGCAATGCGTCCTACGCTCCTGCCGGCACCTTGTTCGGTCGCCCGGTTCACGTCTGTGAACAAGCCGCCGCTCTTGGTTCTGTGGGTGACATCATCCTCGTCCACTTCCCGAGCATCGCTTGTGGATACCTGCCATTGGACTCGGCTCAGACGAACGCCTTGTACTTCGACAAGGCCGTGGATTCGCTCCGGTTCTTGCAGTACATCGCCACCAAGAACTTGGTCCTCTCGCCTTACACCAGGGCCGACTCGACCACGTGTAGCAACATCGTTGTTGTCGCCGCCTAATCCGACGCCAACGAAGCAAGAGGCCGCCCAAACGGGCGGCCTTTTCTTTTGCGCTCATCGGCTACATACGGTGTGTCTGACCTCATCACACTTGCTCGTGCCAAGCAACAAATCCCGAACACACCGTCGGCCGATGACTCCGTTCTGTCGAGCCTCATCACGGCCTGTAGCGCAACAGTCGAAGACTATTGCAATCGTCGCTTCACGAGTCAGGACTTTGACGAACTGATTTATGGCACCGATGACCCGAACATCCTGGTGGCGAACCCGCCCATCATCCAAGTGAAGGCGGTTCGGATCTCGCCTTTGCCGGCAATCTGGATAACGAACACTTCCTCGGCCGTCTCCGTGGCAACGGTCACAGTCACCAGTACGGCCGTGGTCCTCTATTCGGTAAGCTCGGGAACGCCCACAACTGTCACCAAGTCATTCGCCAGTTACGCCACGTTTGCGGCACTCGGGGCGAACATCAACACCATCGGCAATGGATGGTCCGCCACGGTGCCTGACCAGTTCGCTACATGGGCAACGGCGGACTTGACGCCGCAAGGAGCATTCGGGGCCAAGAACCTGAACGCAAGTCTGCTTGTGTACTGGTGGTACTTGCCTTTTGAACGGGTCAATTACGAACTCGGGGAGATATATGCTCCCGGTGCTTTTTGGGATGGGTATCAGACTTGTCGGGTTCAGTACACGGGCGGGTACGCCACGGTGCCGGAAGAGATCCAACAGGCCACGGCCGAACTCGTGCAACTGGTGTACGCCTCCCGGCGCATGACGCCCGGCTTGGCATCGGAAACACTCGACCGCTACAGCTACTCCCGCTTGGCAACCACGAGTATCGACAGCTTGTCTGTGAGTGCCAAGCAAGCCTTGAACTATTACAAGCTCACGACGATCCCACGTTGGCACGCTTAATGGAGGACGATGTTAGGATTGATGAGACATACTATCGACGTGTGGCGGCCGACGTTTTCAGCGGGTCAAATCACCGGGTACACTCTGACGTTTCAGAACGTCCCGAGCTTCGTTCAACCACTGTCGGCGGCCGAACAACTGTTCTACATGCAACGTGGAATCGAAGCCTCGCACACGATTTACACCACGCAAGTCCAAGACTACCAACGGGAGGACGTGGCCGTGTTCACAGACTCGACCGGCAAGGAGCATCAGTTCCACGTGAACGGGGCGCAACAGAACTTGTTCATCAGCTACTATTGCCAGCTTGACTGTTTGGAATGGCCGGAGGAAGCCAAGAAGAGGCTCAACAAAGAAGATGTCTGAACCGTTGTCTATTCGAGTATCGTGGGACGGCCAGTCTTTCTTGAACGTGCTTCGCACGGACATGGAAAAGAATCTGGACAAGGCCGGGCTCTACTTGGTGTCCTCCTGGCGACAGTACGCCAACAATCCCCAACCGTACAAGAGATATGCCGGCAAGAAGGCTGTCTATTACAAAGGCTTGAATCCATCCGCTCCTGGTCAGTTCCCACACAAGTTGACCGGCCAGTTTCAGCGGTCGCTCACATACAAGGTGGACAAGAAGGCATTGACACTTGAAGTGGGCTCATCGCTCGCCGGGTATCCGATGTTCTTGCAATTCGGAACCAAATGGATGCAACCACGCCCCTGGCTGACGATTGCCTGGGAACGAGACAAAGACCACGTGGGCAAGATTCTTCTTGGTGGATGATAGATAGATTATCAGCCTGGAAGGATGTTGTGGCTCTTCGTCCTCTGTCTGTTACCTGCGCAACGCCCCGCTAAAACCGGGGCGTTGTTGCTTTTATAAGGCATGAACCCGTCAGACATCATTGACCAGATCCGCAAGCAGATTGCAACAAACTCCGTTTTCCCTATCAATCTTGACCACGTGGTTGTGGGTTATGGCGACAAGCTGAAACCGCCCTATGTGAGCATTTCAGGATGGGAGGAAGTTCCGGCCTATCAGACGAACGGCATCAACTTCTGGGACGGCAAGTATGAAGTTCACGTATTCGGCATAGACCGTGATGAGGGCGGCAAGCTGATGCTTGGCGTCTTATCCGCTCTGAACCTGTTTACCATTTCGCCGGGTGGCATGACCACCACCATCGAACGATGGGGGCTCGTTATGGAGCCCGACTATCAAAGCCACTGGGCAGCACTTCTCAACTATTCAAGGAATGACGTGGCGGTTGCCTAAATACGCCTATGGCAATCACTGCAACCGCACAAATCGACGTAAGCACACGAGTCACACACCAGGGCAGCAATCCACTCGGAACTTATACCGGTGGTCCCAAGATCGCCTATTCGTCGGCCCTGGCAAACACAGACATCAGCAAGGTTTTCGCCGACGAGCGAACCATTGCTTCGCCGGAAACCCTTGACTGTACGTCGCTCACCCAGGCCGGATATGGCTCGACCGTGAACATGGCGACAGTGAAAGTCATTCAAATTTACAACAAGTCATCATCGGCCACGCTCACAGTGGGTGGTTCTACCAACCCGGTGTGTAGCTCGGACCTGTTCACCATCGGCCCTGGCAAGTGCTTGTATCTGGACACGGCCCGGACTGTGGACAGCACACACAAGAACTTGCTGATGACACCATCGGCCAGCCTGACGTATGACATTTTGATTCTCGGGATTTGATGGTAAACAAGTTCGGGCGCAACTTTACAGACGACCGCCGACAGTGTTGGCAAACGCCTCCCCAGTTCTTCGACTCCTTGAACGCCATCTTCTCATTCACGGTCGATGCCTGCGCCAACGACGACAACCATTTGCTCCCCCGCTACTGGACACCAGAAACGGACGCCTTGACGCAAGATTGGTCAGACGAAGTGGTCTTTTGCAATCCACCGTTCAAGAATCCCGGCGACTTCATGGCCAAGGCCCATGAAGCGAAGCTGGCGGTATTCATCGTTCACACGAACTCACTCACCACGAAATACTATCGGGCGAATCCGGCCGACGTTCACGTTTACCCAGGCTACCGTGTCAAGTTTATTTCGCCCATCGGTCCAGAAGTCACGAGAGGACAAGCCCCACTTGGTTCAGTTGTCCTCGTATATGGTCAGGTCACACCCGAGCAGACTTCAGCACTTTGGGAGGTTGGCTCTGTCTTCGGAAAATTGCTGCTGTGACGACTAACTACACGCATGTCATACTTCTCAGGACAAGGCGGCATTCTCTCGTCAGGAACAAACGCCCTCAACACAGAATCATGGACCGCAAGCGGAACGGCAGAACTTGCCGACGTTACCACGACCGCAAGCAGCGGCCACACCGAACGCATTACCACGGTTGACTCGTGGGAATTGCAGTTCAAAGGCTTCTGGACTTCAACGGCACCCACGGGGGCTCCTTTGAGTCTGATGCCGGGGGCCACAGTCGCTTTCTCCGGCCTTATCGGAACGTCAACTAAGACGCTTGCCGGATCGTTCATCATCAGCAACGTGTCCGTGGAAGTGTCGGCCAAAGGTGCCATTGGCTTCAGCGGAACGGCGCAGTCAACCGGTGCCGTCACAATCAGCTAACAGAAAGGAGTCCGATGGACGGACAGGACCAAGATATTCTCGTCGGCGGCAAATCGTACCGCATGTCGAAGTTTGACCTTAACACCTTCCAACAGTTCGCACACTGGGCCAAGGCAAGGCTATCTGATCCTTATGCGGAGATTGCCAAGCTGAAAGACGTGTTCGGCATGTTGGCTCCCGAGGTGCAAAAAGACCTAATTGCCAAGGCCGAAGCACGTGCTTCTACGTTCGGCACCATCCAAGATGAGCGCATCATGCCCCTGGCCTCCACGTGGGAAGGGGCGAACAAGCTGTTCAGCTTGCTGTTTGCCAAGTGCAATCCGTCGATGACTCCCGCAGAATTGGAGGACTTGACGAACCGTGCGCTCATGGAACATGTTGCCGATCTTGAAGACATCATTTCCAAAGCCGTGGGTTCAGTTGAAATGACCGAATCCGAAGTGGAAGCAGAGTACCTTGTATGGGCCGGTAAATTGCAAGCCATGCGACCGGGAAAAGCTCTGCCCCTCTTACCTGGGGGGCCATCTACCGATTCCTTGCCAGCGAATACCGATTCACTCCCGATGTAGTGGGCTCACTCACGCTGCCTGAACTTCACCGGTATATTTCGGCCGGAGAGGACAAGAGCGACGTGAGCAGAGCAATCGACAAAGCTATGGCATATCGGGGGCTCACGGACCGTGAAAAGTTAGACCTCTACGTCAGGCAAGCGGAAGCATATTTTCGGACTTAATTGAGCGTCACCTAAATAGGTGATGCAATCGTCCAACATCGCCACTGGCATCGTGGTCTATGCCTCCAAAGGCTTCGCCGCAATCCAGGCTGAACTCACCAAATTCCAAGCCAAGCTGAAGAGCGTAGGGGAGGGGCTTCAGAAGCTCGGGGGTCAACGCAACTTCGCCGTGATGACGGCCAGCATTACTGGCCTCGTCGCTGCGGCTGACCCCGTTCGATTCCGCAACTTCACGGCCTCGCTTCAAATCCTGTCGATGCAAGTCGGCCGAATATTCATTCCGCTCTTGAAGGACGCCACCCGATGGGTTGACCAGTTGGCGGCCTACTTCCGCAAGCTGACTGACGAACAACGAATGCAAATTTTGCACTGGGTCAAGATTGCCTTGGCCGGTGCCGCATTCGTTATGGTCGCCACCAAAATCGTGGGAGTCCTTGGAGCAGTCGGGAACGCCCTCCCGGTCCTGTCGGCCGGGGTGAAGGCCGTGGGCATGGCGTTCAATTCTTTGGGCAAGGCCGGTGGTCCTGTCGGCGCAATTCTGTTGGTCCTGGGACTCATCGCTGGCGTCCTCACACTCGTGGAGGCAAAGACCGGTTTCATCAGCAAGATTTTTGACAAGTGGGGCGGTCTGCTTGAACCGCTACAGCCATTCTTCGACAAGATTTCGGCCGCCGTTGGCGAGTTGTTCGACAAGATGGGGCCTGCGATTGAAAAAGTTGCGGCCTCGGTGATGGGGCTGATCGAGGCAGTGGCACCCGCCTATGTCGCAATGGGCAAGGTATATGCCGACATCTTCAAGCCGGTGCTGAAAATCGTCGGCATCATTCTTCCTCTCTACATGAAGTTCCAGGCCATCATCATGACGGTGTTGGCGAAGGTTCTTTCAGTCGTGGCCGGTATCGTCACGCCGATTGCGGCCTTGTTCGACAAGTTGTGGAAGTTCGTGGAGCCACTGTTTGAAATGTGGGAGAAAGGATTCAGCGCAGTTCAAGACCTGTTTGGCGAACTGTGGAATATGATTCGCCCGGCCTTCGACTGGTGGGAGAAGGCGGCCGACACTGTGATGAAAGTCCTGCTTGACGGCCTTGGCGAAGCCATGAAGACGGCCGAGGACTTGTTCACGTTCATCGGTCAACTCGTGCAAATGTTGGCACAGAAGATACTTGCCATCTTCCAAATGTTGAAGGCCGCTCGCAAGGAGTTGCTTGACAACACGATGTTGGGGCGTGGTGCCAAGTTCATCGGCCAGAAAACAGGACTGATGGACAAAGAGGGGAACGGCATCTTGGATAAGCCCATTGAAGATGCGCTGAAGGGAATCATTGACTTCAAGCCGGGTGCCAAGAAGGACAAGGACGGCAAGGCTAAGAAAGACGGAAGCGACTTCGCATCTAAGGCAGTCGTTCAGGCACCGCAATTCGTTGGGATCTCGGAGATGTTCAAGAAGGTTCAGCAATCGGCTGTTGAAGATCCAAACTTGCGTGTGAATCGTGAGCATATGGAAATCAGCAAGAAGAACTCGGACTACCTTGCCAACATTGACAAGAACACGAAGAACCAGGAGCCAGCCGGTTTGGGATACTAACGCCCTACATACGGCATGGGACTTGACCAATGGACATTCGCAGACAGCACAACGGCGACAGACGCAACGTGGGGACCATACGTTTACAAGGAAATGTATCGGGACACGGCGAAGGAAACCTTTTCCGAGTCAAGTTCGTCAAGCGTCAAGAAATACATTGTTGACTGGAATCAACGGGCGGCCTTCCTCGATGACCTGTTAGGCTACGCTTACACACAGAGCGGCAAGCTGTATCGTGTCCTCCCTGACCAACACCCTGACTTATACAACTTTTACGCTCTTGAGGCTTCCATTGACCCGGAAGGGGCTCCCTCTGTCTCCGGTCGCAAGTCGAGTTGGAAACGAGCCCTCATCACGGTCACGTATCGGCCCGTGAACTGGGATGTCAAATCGGACGAACAAGTCACAACTGAACTAGACCGATACGTTCAGAAGGAATACAGCGAAGCGGCTGACATGCTCACGCTTCAGAGCTATTTCAAGTTCTGCCAACGTGATGCAATCTTGCAATCGCAACCCGGCATGATTCAGCCGTTTCTTGAATGCACATATACCTGGAAGCAAGTCCCAGCGAACAACTCGTCACCATACAAGATTCCGAACGAAAGCACTGTACGTGATTTGATCGGAACTGTGAACAATGCAACCTTCGACGGCCGGGCCAAGGGAACCGTGTTGTTCGCTGGCGTGGAGCCAAAACCAATCACGCCGAAGTTGTCCAGTGCTACTTCAAAGTGGCTGTACTGGGACATCGCATACAAGTTCATCATTCGTGACAACGGCCCTGTCACCATATCTTCGACCACAGAACAGGCCGGTCACAACTACATCTTTGATTCAGCTTATGGTCGATATGACCTCGTGACGGCCGGAACGAATGCTGGCCTGACAACTGGTCAGAGGATCTACGAATACTCGGACTTCAGCCAGTTGTTCACAGTGTCGTGGTAGTCGGCTAAATAGCTGATGCCGATCAAACAGTACAGCAAGGGCCAACGTCTTTCCGCCAGTGACCTAAACGACCTGACCGGCGAGGCCACTCGCCAGGGCAAACTCTCGACCAAGCCACCGTTCTACACGACCACGACCGGTGCCGGCACCACGCTGGCCCTGACCGACTTCACCTTTTTTGTCCGAATCACGGCCATCACTTCGACTGGTTCGGGCTCCGGCTCCGGTGCCTTGACTTATGTGGTTCACGATTGGGTCGAAGTTGAGTTGATGGCCGATGGTTCGCATCGGGACAAGGACCAGGGCCGACATGGATCGAACCTTTATTCTGTGACCGGCGATCCGGCGGCCGTGAACTCTGTGGTCAAGCTGTTTGCGGCCGGAGAAACCTATTGGTTCTCGTCCTGGCCCGGCGACGAAACGGCATATCTGACTGTGACCGGCGGGCCAAGCTCGGGGCGTTACCCGGCGATCCGGCGCATTGAGAACGGTGTGCCATCGGCCTGGGGTTTTGCGGAGAACGCCTGGCTGTACGAAGCCAATGGCAGGAACCTGACTGCCGGCAAGAACTATCTCTCCCGGCGCAACCGTGACCAGTTCGGCGGGCTGGACCAGTGGGCCACGGAATTCTGTTGTGGCGGTTCGGGCTCCGGATCTGGCTCCGGTGACAGTGGCCCGACAGTCCAGACGGACTGCTGTCCGCAACCAATCCCGACGACCATTCACGTCACGGTCACAATCACGTCCGGCTCCTGTCCGGACTTCGACGGTCAAACATGGACGGTCAATTACCTTGCTCTTGGTGGAGATCCCTTCTGGCGTGGGAGCAAGTCTGTCGGCGGCCACACGATGTATTGTGATGTGACTTGTTCCGGGGGCTTTTTCACGGTGAGCTTCTTTTCGAGTGGCGGCGGGGCTTGTTTGAACAGCAATGGTAGCTCAATCACGTCGGCCTCGTGTGACCCGTTCATCTATGTGATTCAGTTCGACGCCACCACGGGCTCTGATTGTTGCCCAGGCGTGACGTTCACGGCGACGATTACAGCTTGATCCCGGCTACATAATGCGTGCCAATCAAGGACTATTCAGCCGGGCAAAGGCTGTCGGCTTCGGACCTCAACACACTGACGGACACCATATCCGCTCAGGGCAAGCTGTCGATTAAGTCTCCTTTGGGCATGTCTGACACCGACGCTGGCGTCACATACTCCTACGTCCCGTTCGGATTCTATGGCCGCATAACGGCTGTCTCCACAGTGGGCGGTTCTGGCTCCGGCGCAGGACTCGCCGGGCCACGTCACGATTGGGTTGAAGTCGAACTGATGCCGGACGGGTCGCACCGTGACAAGGACGCTGGCAGGACCGGCACCGACCTTTTCTCTGTGAACGGTTATTCGGCACCCATCAACAGTGTGGTGGAAATCATCGCCCTCGGTGACACCTACTGGTTCAGTTCCTTTCCCGGTTCAGAGACGGCTTTCGTTCTCGTCACGTCGAACTCGCCGATTTCTGGCGGGTACTACTCCGGTGTTCGACTGATACAGACCGGCTTGCCTGACACGTGGGGGTTGGCTGAAAGTGTCGCCGTACAACATGCCAATGGGAACGCCTTACACGCTGGCGTTCGGTTCATCGCTCGGAAGAATCAACAGACTTATAACGGCCTAAATGTTTGGGAGGTCAACTCATGTTGTGAAACCGGGCTCCCACCCCCGAGCGGCTCCGGTTCTTACTGTTGCGACCTTCGACCTATCGGGGATCTGTGTCTTACAATCTCGGCTCCTGACTGTCCTTGCTTCGACGGTTACCAGACCACCCTCGTTGGATCGAATCCGGGCGGTTGGATTTCCGATTGGTCATTCGCTTGCTGTTGTCCATACCAATGGCACTTCGCTTGTTATGTCGTTCCCGGTGGCGAGGCTCCTGGCTGGGGTTACAACTACATCGGTATTTTAGGGTTCGGTTATGGTCCCGGCTGTCCGCCACAGATATGCCCTCAACCAACGGGCTTCAATGTTTTCCCTTACATCGTCTCGTTCCAGTGCAATCCGTTCATGATGGTGTTCAACGGTCGATGGGATCAACTGCCATCCGGTGGTGGCATCCCCGACCATCCTTGCCGGAACAAGCTCTTCACGGCCACGATTACTGAAGGAGGCTGTCCCGGTGGGATGCACTTCCTGTCACTCGGGCGCACGGCAACCATCACGGTCACACGTGGCTCGACCATGTTTGACGGACAGTCCATTTTGTTCGGGGCTGGACTTGCCGGTTCACTTCAAGTTGGTTCGCAGACGGTTTCAGTGGAACTGAACGATGACATGGCCGTGAAGAGCTTGGACATAACCGGCCTCGCTTTGACGGCTGGAAACTCATCTAAGACGGATGATGGCCTCGTGGTCACACACGAGTTCTCGTCACCAGAAGTGGATTTGATTTTGACCGTGACCGAGGGCTAATGGCTGAAAGAGCGTGCGCCAAAAAACATCCTGAACCAAATAAGACCGCCTCGACCTGTCGCTTATGTCGGTTGTACGAATACTCGCCTGACCACAGAGAAGCCTGGGGTGGTAAGCGGGAAGATGCGAGGCCAGATCCCAACCATCCAACACGGCCACGGCGGGCCGCCCTGCCGGTAATCTCGTGCATTCATCGGGGCGACAAGACCGGTGAAGTTCGTACCTGTCGCTCGTGTGGTGGCTCCTTCCCGGTGCCGATCCACTCGTGCGCCGTGCATGGTCAATGCACACAACTTCGACAGGTCAAGAACGAAGACGGAACCGCCATTGCCTGTTGCTCGACTTGTCCCGACCGCCAACAGCGGGAGCGGGTTGTCCTCAACATGGGCGCAGGCGGCCTCGGCGATGCCGTTCAGGGCTTGCTCGTGGTGGCGGCCTTGCGACGAGAACGGCCCGATGTCGAGATCGTCTACCGGGTTGGCGACAAGGGGCTCCCATTCGCCGCTCTTTTCCGGGAGCCCGACGAGATTACGGTTCACGACTGCGACCTGAACGGCAACAGACGAATCGGCGGGCCAGAACTCCAACTGAACCATGATTACGGCCTTGAGATCCGAAGTCGAAGTGAAGTGTCCCGGATCGACCGCTATTTGCGGAATGCCAGAGTGGAGGGTGGCCCGGCCATGCCCACGTTGCGGGAGCCCGAACGTGTCCGGGATGCCGGCAAGGAGTATGCGGGGTATGTGGTCCTTTGTCCGTTCTCTGCTTACTCAGACCGTGAGTGGAGCGTGCCACATTGGATGGCCTTGGAAGACTTGCTGAAGGCGAAGGGTTATCGGTGTGTGGTCCTTCATTCAGAAGAGTTCCGCACTGAACGGCTGAAGTCGGAGAAAGTCATCGGCGCACCAGCGGAGAAAGTTGCCGGCATTATGATGAACTCGGCTTGTGTGATCGGTTGCGACAGCGGCCTCGCTCATCTTGCCGGGACGCTGGGCAAACCGGTCGTGGTCCTCTGTGGCCAAACGAGCGGAGAGAAAGTCTTCGGATGTTATAAGTCGGCCAAGTGGATTGACGGCCCATTGCCTTGTTCGGGGTGTTACTGGTCGGGGGCCGCCTATTCGGAGCGGTCTTGTCGGCCGCACTGTCCTTCGCTTCAAGCCATCACACCCGAGCGTGTCTTAGCCGAAGTGGACGCCGTTGTCCTCGGCGGCCTGACTCACGATAAGACGCTCGTGAGCGTGGATCGATTGGCACGCATCCGGGATGCCGTTCTTGCCACGGCGCACCTCGACGGGGCCATAGCAGAACTCGGAACTTATAAGGGTGGCGTGGCCAAGCTCATTAGCCACTATGCCCCTGGCGTTCGGCTGGACATATATGACACGTTCAGCGGGATTCCGACCGATGACATCTATCCTGGGTGGCACGTGCAAGGAGAGTTCAGTTGCGGCTTGGATGAGGTGAAGGCTTACGTCAACAATCCGGCGGCCGTGTACCACGTCGGGAAGTTCCCCGATACGGCCTTGAAGGATGCGAAGTATAAGCTCGCCGTGGTTGACATGGACACATACCAATCGACCAAGGACGCTCTGGAACATCTTCGGACACATATGGTCCCTGACGGCCAAGTGATCCTCGATGATTATTGCTGGGAGGATTGTCCTGGCGTGGCAAGGGCTCTGAAGGAGTCGGGGTTACCTTACAAGCAGAGTGCGATGTACCAAGCGGCCATTGCGTTCTGAATCACACCTGTCCGATCACTCGCCTTGCTGGTCGTGTCCAGCCAGCGGACTTGTGGATGTTCCCGGCCTTCACCTCGCCAAGCTGCTTGGTTTCGTAGTCCTTTAGGGCGACAAAACAACTCACAGTGTTTGTCTTGTATTTCTCGGATTTGGATGAAATGCGGCACCACTTGTCGCTGATAATGGTGTAGGAGAATACGCTATCCTCATAGATGTCGTCTCTAAGAGTGAGAACGTAAGCGGCAATACGCTCTTCAAGCGTCTGTTCTGTATTAGACATGTTGAATCCTTTCAGTCGAAGTGACGAGCGGCGGACCGGATAACGTCTCTGGTCCGCACGCCCTTGAGCCAACCAGACTTGATTCTACCTGGATGAACGCATCTTAACCGACTTGAAAAATCTGGTCAAATCTTTCGATCCCAAAGTTCAGAGCTTGCGAAATCGCTCTGCTAACTCGGCCCACGATGGTGTTGGAAAATGTCGCTCGTGGTGGCATTCCTCACACAACGTCCGAAGGCACCACAAGTGAAATCGTTCTCTGTAGATGAACGCATAGGTGGTGTGATGAGCGACCATAGGAACGTAACGCTTCTGACAATCTTGGCACGTCCAATTGTCACGTTCCTTGCACATTTCCGATACTTCCTTCCACTCTTGGCTTTCGAGGTATTGCCTGTATTTGCTCGTCATTGCACTCCCGGCCGTTCGTATGGCCGGAAGTATTTAGACATGCTTGTGTTATTTTTTCGGAAATGTTATAGTGATCGCTCTAATTAGGGACGGAGGTGCCTCATGGCAATTGCAGTAAAGGGTCACAAACGCATATACGACTTGGCAAAAGCACTTGGATTTCCAAAGGGTGGTTACGTCTGGAATCTGGTCTCTCGGGGCCAACTGCCCGCTCCCACACACGAGATAGGATACTACCGGGCCAAGTTCTACACCGATGATGAGTTCAACAAGATCGTCGCATCCATGCCACGAGCAGAAGAGCAATAAAAAACGCCCGGCAGATTCGTTGTCCGTCGGGCAATTCTTTGTGCTTGAAAGTTCGGATCGTTTCCGTCCCGAGTAGGCTCAAGGAGAAACTACCATCAACAAAAAGTAGGGGCGGCCGGTATCAGTCGGCCGCCCCTGAAAGGCAAATGTGAGACACGATAATATAGCAGAGCGGCGACAAAAAGTACAAGAGATTCGCCGCACGCTTGAACTCTGGTGTGTGCCAGGACAGACCTATGAAATCCGATGTCCCAAGGCGCAAGTTGCAAGTGGCGAATACCGCACGTTATGCGGGTACTACACTGACCTCGATGTCCTTGCCAAACACGCCGCTCAAATCTCCGGCAATGCCCCGGCGGTCTATCTGACACTGAACCCGGTCCGTCCTCCCGCTCATGTTCGATGGCCGGCGAACACGATGAACAAGTCTAAGGCGGGCGATTCCACAGAAGATGCCAATGTCCCACGCCGGGTACGCCTGTTGATAGATGCCGATCCCGTCCGGGCCGACAAGAAAGCACCATCCACCGATGCTGAACATACTGCTGCTATCGCTCGGGTTCGACAGATCCGAGACGACTTGACCAAGCGTGGATGGCCGGCACCCATCTTGGCTGACTCGGGAAACGGCGGACATCTTGTGTACGCCATTGACCTCCCCGTTACCCAGGACACGAACCGACTCATGGAATGGGTGTTGAGCGGACTGGACAGCCGGTACACGGACTCCACCGTGGATATTGATACTTCTGTGGGCAACCCGTCACGAATCAGCAAATTGTACGGCACCCTCACACAGAAGGGTGTGGCAACCCATGAACGCCCTCACCGGTATTCCCAGATACTTGAGGCCCCCGACTATCTCCACGTGGTCACAGAAGACCAACTGCTTGCGCTCGCCGATGAAATCGGCCCGGCACCAGAGGCCGCTCCACCTGCCAATGACGAGCCAAGAACTGGGCCACACACGCCGGAGTCCGTGGAACGGCTGATGGCCGACAAGGGGCTCACTCATGGCCGAATGATGCCGTGGAAGGGTGACGGCTACCGGTGGCGAATCACACGATGTCCCTGGGCTGACAGTCATACAAATGGAGCGGAAGGTGACGCCGTTGTAACACTCAAAGAAGGATGGGTGGGTTATAAATGCCTTCACTCCCACTGCGCCGACCGGAATGGCAAAGATGTATTTGGCGATTCGGTGAACGGTGGAAAGCCCGGTCCTGCTTGGGATGGGGGTGGCTTGGATGGCTGGGATACAGAGGACAAACCAGCGAGTGCCACGAGCGGCAAATATGTGTTCAGGCCGCTAAGCTCGGCGGACTTCGCACGAGCTTCATACAAGTTGGAATGGCTCGTGAAAGGTGTCATCGTCAAGGATCAGCCGGCGATTGTCGGCGGTCCCAAGAAGTCCTTGAAAACGAACGCCTTGGCGGACTTGGCAATCTCACTCGGGACGGGTTCGCCCTTCCTGAATCGGTTTGAGGTGCGCCCCAGCGTGGTCGCTTTCATCTCGGGAGAGTCAGGCGAATACACCATTCAGGAGACGGCCCGACGGATCTGTCGTTCCAAGGGCGTTGACTTGGCAACGGCAAATGTATGGTGGGACTTCCGCCTTCCAAAACTGTCGGTCGAAGAAGAACTGGCCGAACTCTCATCGGGGTTGGCCCGCCACAAGATGGAGGCCGCCATCATCGATCCTCTCTACCTTTGCTTGCTTTCGGGTGGCGAAAAGCAGGCTCAGAACCTTTTCGACATGGGGCCGCTACTGCTTGACGTTTCCCGAGCTTGTTTGAACGTCGGCTGTACGCCACTCCTTGCTCACCATGCACGGAAAACGATCCTGAACCCCCACCAACCTTTGGACCTGGAAGACTTGGCTTTCGCTGGCGTTCAGGAGTTTGCACGTCAATGGGTTCTATTGAATCGGCGGAAGCCCTATGAACCGGGATCGGGGCAACATCACCTTTGGTTAAGTGCGGGCGGTTCGGCCGGTCATGGTGGGTTATGGGGCGTTGACGTGGATGAGGGGCAACTTGACGAAGATTTTTCAGGTCGAAAGTGGGACGTAAAGGTTATGGGTTTGGATGAACTCAAACGACTGAACAACGAAGCAAAGGAGTATGCCAAAGGCGAGAAAGCCGACGCCGATGGCAAAGAGTTCTTGGCGAAGCTGGACACGCTGGACACGTCGCCAAGCAGGACCGGATTCAAGGAGGTCTTGGGATGGAACCGGGACAAATTCACAAAGGCGTTAGACCGTCTTTTGAGTGAAGGAAAGGTGTCTCTTGTCACGGCTGAGAAGGCATACGGCAATGGTGCGAAACGGACAATTGAGGTCATTCGGCGAACACCCGGTACACCCGGTACGGAACACCCGGTACGGCCGTCCGTCCTGGGTGTTCAGGCAACG